ACCGCATCTCCTTCGAATTCCAGGCATTCATAGCTCTCATCTTGGAGTGGCATAACTCCAGATGGACAGGGTGCGAGGGTTGCGGGTTCACCATCAGGGGTGGTGTATTCGGTGCGACGAACATAGGTCGTATGAACCATAGCAGTCTGGAAAACCTTGCGTCCTGAGATCCGATAGTGAGGAAGTCCATGGCGGCGTAGAATGCGATGGATGTCATCTTCGGTAAATGTTCTATTTGCCGGGTTATACGGCGAATACATACTGGACATAGCCCTCTCCGCTCTTTTATTCGTTTTCAAACAACAATGGGGCAGTGCCGTCAGTCGTCCTTCGCATATAACGTTATCCGGACTCCTGAGACCGCACCGCCGCTCGAAACGTGTATTGTGGATGTGACCGCATGTCGCTACCAAACCCCGACTCAGAAGGATATGGCAGTCTGTTTCGTGTTCTTCAATCCTGCGCGGTCAAAGAAGATGTTGATGAACTACTTCTACACCATCGAAAAATTGAAGCTCGCAAGCATACCCTATTACACGATTGAACTGGTGTTCGACAAGCATGTACCCGAAATCAAAGATGCGGTCTATGTCCATAGCAACAGCGTGCTCTTCCACAAGGAAACGCTGTGCTCCATTCTCGAGAAGCATGTGCCACGCAGATTCACCAAGTTGCTCTTCATGGATGCGGATGTGATCTTTGGTCATCCTGGATGGTATGATGAGGTCTCGAGGTTGTTGGGCACATATGAAGTCGTCCAGCCCTTTAGTTCTTGTGTCTGGCTGGACAGCACGTATAAAAAGATGGTTCAGACCCGACTGTCTGTTGCGTATATGAACCGCACGAACCCCTATAATCACAGCTACCATCCGGGATTCGCATGGGCATTCCAGCGCAAGTGGTTCAAAGAGATTGGATTCTATCAGCACGGAATCACCGGAAGTGGAGATACATTATCAACAGCTGCCTGGATGGATATCAAGTTTCCGAAAGGGTATGTTCACCAGGCGCTCCTGCCATCGTATGCGGACTACTGCCAGATGGCTCTGCCGAAACTTACCTGCTCAACTGGCACAATCTACCACCTCTGGCATGGATCAGCGCAGAACCGCAAGTATGTAGATCGCCACAAGATTCTTAATGGAGTCCGAGATGTGCGTTCGATTATGGAAGTTAACAAGGATGGCGTTTGGGAGTTAACAGACCGCGATGTCGAAGCAAAAATGCGTGAATATTTCGAGTCACGGGAAGACGACGGAATGTAAACTTATCTGCGCGTCTAATAAATGCCGATGCACTATAGTCAGATGGGTCTTAAGCAGCGCCGCGCTCATCTCAATCATGTCATCAATACAGAGGCTGCGAAGGTGATCCAGCGCGCCTGGCGTTCCCGCACGGCTCGGCGCAAGACGGGCGGTCGTGGTCGCAGGGGTCGTCGCCACACTCGTCGGGCTTAAAGATTTTCTACGTCCCATAACATATCGATTGATGCGAAAGCAGTTATCCGCACTGGCACTTCAAGTGGTTGAGCGACAAAGGCAGTTATCCGTTGCGGTGACTCGAATCCAGTATGGATTCATGCCCCGCGAAAATACCCTTGAAGCGTCCAAACACCTACGTGAGATCAACGCCATGCTACGTGAAATCGAAGCGTCTCTAGAACCCGCTTTCGACCAAGCAAAACAAAAGGTATAATGGGCGACCCGTTCGTTGGTGCTCTGGTCGCCGTTAGCGTTCTGACGTGTGCGTGCTGTTGCGTATGTTTTACAGGAGCGGTCAATTATACCGGCACAGTTGAAGTTGTGTACTCTCGAAACCCGGCTCCACGCATAGTTGTTCAGTCGGCAGGGTCCGATGAGCCCGAAGACCCGGTAGACTTCAACTCGAAGCCAAAGTCGTCGGCCACCAGCTTGGGCTCGTGACGACGCACAATCTCACGCATCACATCACCACCCCGCTCGCCCAGAATGTCCTTGAGATACAACTCCAGGTCCTTCTTGGACAAACTCCAGCCCTTCTTCCACTTGTTGGGGCGCTTGACATTGAACGTCATCTCTGACTCGCGCAGAAGAATCTGGTCAGGAAGCTCCGTGTGAGCATACAACGCCGCCAAATCCAGCTCAACATTGCGGCGGTTGTCACGAAGCTCAGAGACCTGCGAGTTCAGCTGAGAGATATCCCTGTTCACGCGAAGATACTTCGAGAGGATTGCCTTGAGTGCGTCCATTTTGCTTTACGAACTCACCAACAAGGAAAGTATCCGTTTTAAGCAAGGGCATATGTTCCTCTTTGATCCGGATGAGATCGAGCGGCTGCGGACCGTCTATAACAACAAACACTCGAAAGAGAAGCCTATTCCAAAGAACGGACCAAGCGCGGTCTGGGCTGAATTGAAGCGCAGACTTCACGGCAAATGTACGACAGGCGGTCCTACGTGTATTGTGTCCGAGTTGACAAGTCGCCCCCGCGCACCGGCTTCGTGGAGCGCAAACCGAACTGAATGGCTGTCATCGGATGACATTGATAAGCTGGAGCGGGAGTATGCGAAGGTCCACGAGGATTATCATTTTGTTGGATGCGTTCCAATTGACTTTGATTTGAAGTCTGAGATGTCCAAGTGTATCGTGTCCACATTATGCTCGATGAAGCTGGATACTCTTTACAAAAAGGGAGTTCGGCGTGTAGGGATTGTGTTCAATACAGATGTTCACGATGGACCGGGGCAGCACTGGATCGCTACGTTTCTTGATATCCGCCCCGAACTCCAGTATCCCCGAATGACCTATTTTGATTCGTTTGCCCGTTACCCTGAGAAGGAGATTCAACGGCTGATGTTCCGTTGGAAGGAGCAATGGGACGCGCATGGTGGACCGAAGATGCGTTTGACATATAACAAGACCCGCCACCAGTTCAAGGAGTCTGAGTGCGGAATGTATTGTTTATACTTTCATCGCGCATGTCTGCTGGATATCCCGATGGATAAGCGGGTGAGTGATGATGATGTCAATGCCCTGCGTGATCTGGCGTATCGCAAGGATAAAAAATAAGACGACACATCAACAATGGAAACCGTGATGGCAATCGGTGTGCTGGTGGCTGCAGGGTATGTAATGGCAAGCACTCCTGTTCAAGATGTAATTGAAGATCAGTCAAAAACACTGAAGGAGTATCTTGTTCAGGGAAGCACGTTCGAAGATTTGTCCACTGCGTTGAAGAAGGGATACAGACTGATTGAACTTCATGTCTATTCCGATCAACAAGACGAGCCTATTGTTGCGCTCAAACCTCCGCCCTCTGGATCCGATATTGCGCTGTATTCAAGAACATTTGAATCAGCCTGCGTAACGATTCTTCAAGAAGCATTCCCTAGCAGGACACCGCTTATCCTCTCCATCGTATCGCATACGAATAAGAACTTTACGATGAACCGAATGGCATATCATCTCAGGACAACACTGCGGAAGCAGCTGATGTCTGGACCGGTTATTGATAAGCCATTAAGCCAGCTTGCGAATACACTGATTCTTGTATCGGGTTCGGAGGTTCGCGGAACAGAGCTCGAGCCGATGTTAAATCTTTCATGGAATGAACAGTCTCTGCGTCGTCTGACCTACCAACAGGCCGCGCATCCGCGTGAGCCAGAGGAAATCCGCTCGTTCACGCAAAAGGGTATCGTATTGGTCGCTCCAGATGAAGCCTTTTCTAGGTTTAAGGTGTTAGATGATGTCCATGCGTATGGATGCCAGTGGAATCTCTGCCCGAGCTCAAGCCAGCCTGGATTCATTTCCCGCGGTTAAAACAAAATGGCGAATCCTTGGCTCACTCACGTGAAGAAGACGATGTCGGAGATGAAGCACCGTGGCACCTACAAGAAGGGTGACGGTCTGAAGAAGGTTATCCTCGAGGCGAAGAAGACGTACAAGCGCTCTTCGTCGGCTGGACCCAAGGCGCGCAAGACTCGCCGCAAGAGCCGCAAGTCGTTTTTCTAAGCAACCATTGACCACATAACTAGAATTGTTAACACCGCTACACACACCAAATACACTCGCATACACAGAGTAGCCTCTTCGGCTGTCTGTTTACGTAAGTAGACCTCCAACAGCGATCCGTCGAGTTCGTCGATGATCGCGGGATTTCGTGAAGCTCCCGTTATCCAGTCGGCGGCACGTCTTTCCATGGTAGGTTGGTTTTGAGCATCCACTCTTGTAGTATGCGACATGATGTGTGTATCCTCTAAATGTCCGGATCGGCGAT